TGGAGGTAATTCGCAATCCTGCTTTCCCGTAAGGGCAGTGCCATCTGGTAATGAGTAACCATTTACACATTCCGCACAGTGGATATACTTAGGCTGCCTTAAGTAGTTAAATGAGACTCCACTTATTGAGAAATCATTCAGAAATACTTTCAGCTCTCCATTGCCTATTTCAATATTTACTTCCTCCCACTCAAACGAAGATTTCGCAAAAGGGGACTGTTCGTGCATGTCGTCAACTTGTACTTCAAAGAGTCTTAGAGCTTTAGTACACTTCCCAACTTTTCCAGTAGCATAGCCTCCTCCCCAGTAATACATAAAGTCGGCAGGGAGTGGGATAGAAACTGAACTAGCGTTTTGAGGGTGACTAACTGCAATAGAATATGGCGTTACGAGCGGGCTGAGGGAGGCAGAGTTAAAAATATCATATTCTCCACCTCCCTCAATGATTGCGTTTATGAATTTTATTACTCCCCTGTTCAACAAATGATCAACTTCAGGGATTTTCCAGCCCCTAGATTTGTTGCCATCTATTGAGTTGTAGAGGACTTTAAACTCATATTGCATCTGCTCTATCGTCATAACTTAGAAACTTCGTCTAACAATTTGACCTTTAGCGGCTGATTCTTGTCCTCAAGTAACATCTTAACAATCTCATGCGTGTCGAACCCAATAGAATTACCTCGGAACTCATACTGGGGGCCATCTTTTGAAATTACGTTGAGGTCAATTGCCCGTTTTACAAGTGCTTCAGTCACAAGATAATTAGCTGGCATTTTAGCATACTCCATGACTTTTTTGGCTGATTTTTCAATCTCTGCCATCAGAGCTGAGTTAACTATCGTGTTAGACTTTGTCTTGTAATCTTTACCTGTCACCAGCAGCAGAACGGCAACTTTAGTGTCCTGAGACATATCGTTTACCATAGATACTGCTTCCATCATCTTCTCCGTCTTAGACGCGGAACGTTCTAGTTCCTCATCTTCAGAGTAAATGTAGTGGGTAAATTCACTAGAAGCCATTGCTTCCTGGGCATTTGGAGCTACTTCTGGAAGCTTTTTGATAATCCCCACTCGTAACTCATCCATTGGAACTTCGGTATTGAAAACCATAGTAAATGGCTCCAATTTTACCAACCCCTGAACGCTGTCATAGAAGGACTCTTTTCCCTCTTGGTATTTTGTATTTAGGTCTAAACCCAATATTTTACCAAGCTCAATTAGCCTCTTTTCTGTAATGTCTACCAGGAATTTCCTACTGACGGTGTCAACTACCGCAGACAATTTAATTGACCTGCGAATTGATTTATCTTTAGATAATCCATGATAACGCTCCCTTTCAATCGGTCTTACTTCAATAATCATATTAAAGGTTTTTATTAACTTCTACGGAGATACAACTGACCACACTTAGAAACGTCCTCCAAGTGTACGCCCTGCTGATCTTTTACATCCATTGAGTAGTAGTCCCCACTGTGAGAAACTGATTTGCCTCGGTTGTTGCCGAATGGGCCTACCAAGCCTTCCTGGTAAACAAGTGACATGGCTCCAGAACGGTGGACTCGCTTGATATTAGAAGAAACACCATCACCAGAAACATCCAGGAATGTAATCTTCTGAGATTCATAAGGATAGCCAGTGATCGGATCAATCTCGTAGTTGATGTTTGGATCGTCATACAATGGCTGGTGAATCAATTCAAGTTCGGCACCATTTGCCATTTTGTAACGAGTAAACTGATAGCCGTAAGACAAGGCATTGGAGTGGATACGATTTCCATCAGGGCCGATAAAGTTAGAGTCAACAGTTACGAAACCGTTGTCTTTGTACATCTTTGTTACTGCACGGTGGAATTGAATCATACCCCATTCTCCAGAGAAGCCTTTCAGTTTTCTCTTGGCACCAGGAGCTACACGGCCATAGTGAATGTCCATGATGAACTCCTCAATGAGTCGGCCAGAAAGAGTTGAGTAGCCATAGCGTGGAGATTCCTCCAACATTTCTTCTATACCAGGGCCGTTACGAAGCGGGCGGCCAGTAGAGCCCTTTACGGTATCAGTTGAGCGGGAATACCAGTCGCCTCGCTCCAATTCCCTGTACCATTGCTGCCAGTATTCCGCCTCAGCGTACTTTATCCACATGTCGTGCATGTTCCCTTTGGAATCTGGTACCTTAACGGCTAGGACTTCATTGCGAGCATCACCAGTGATTCGATAGGATTTACGGTAACGGGACATCCTGTTACGTAATTCCATAGGAAGACCCATCATTGTAGAACCTCCTTGTTCTGACCCTTCTTCGTATTGAGAGAAGAGTTTAGACCATTTTACGCCTGACTTTAGGTACTTGGTAGGGAAGGCAAGCGAGCCATCCTTTGACATGTACACTACGCGATAGAACCACGCATTCCCTCGCAAAGTAGGGTCTCGTTGAACGCGCACCTGATATGCAGGATTACCTGGAGTAATAACATCACCAGGTTTGTAAAAATTGTCGTCCAACGGTATCTCCCATTCTGTGTTGTAGGTACCAACAGTGGTAGTGATGGCAGTGCCCGTGTAAACAAGAGGACGTGTGGATGCACCACGTAATTCGTAAGTCCACTCGTTACTGGTTAACTCTTCAGGTTTTCCGAGTTCGGCAAGAACAGACGACAGTGGGTTATCTGAATACAGGGTAGATGAAAATAGCTGACGCATTTTACCACCCATCACCTGTGGTTTGGCAATAAGTGCCGCACCCAAGTGGTTCATCTCGGTATCGTTTGCGTGCCATCCCCTACGCTGTACTACGTAAGAACTTTCTAATAGGCTCATATTAATCAATTAAGTCCCAAACTGGCTTGTTAGTCGGTGGCCGCGTTGGGGATGAGGATTTATTTGGTTTTGATTCAAGTTCCCTTTCTACTTGTCGAAGGGCTTTTTGTTTGAATAACTTAGTCAAGGCATCTTCTGTCAGTCCGTCTTTAACCAATTTAGCTAGTAACAGAAATTTGTCTGGTTCTTCCTGCCGAAGTCTCGCTAACTCCGCAGAGAACTTTGGTACTGCCCTATCCCCAACTTGAACTGCTGGTTTTAGGATGTAATTGGACAATTGAGAAACATCAAACTCTGAAAATTTGACTCCAGCTACTGTCTGTATTTTGGCGAAGTCTTTTCTTAACTTTGCCTCTGTTTCAGCGTACTTTTTGATCCGTTGGGCCTCTTCAGCTTTAGCACTATCTACTACTGCTCTTCTAGCCAGTTCGTTCTTGTCCTTCAACTTTTTCATGAAGGACGCTGTTTTGGCCTCTAATTGGTCTTTTTCTTCCCATCGGTCAATTTGATCTTGGGCATCGTCTTCTTCCATACCGTCCTTAACCAAATACCGTAACAAGAAGGATTTTTTGCCTACATCATTTGAAATGTCGGAGGTGTAAAGTAAAGGTTCGTAAGACTTCAGAAAATCCTCTACCTTTCCACCCTTCATTGTAAAGGAAACAAAGTTAATGCCATCCTCGCCTATCTTTTCCTTCCAGGACTCAAGAACAGCATCAATGCCATCCTCAACTTTCAACTGAATAGTCTCTGTTATAAAGTCCAAGGCATCCTCCTCTTGGATTTCACCATTTGGGATGTCAATACCTAAAGCTGTCCCCAATTTAGTAACAGTCGAAGTCCAGTCAATAACTTTCGCTACCTCCTCTTCCTCTTCTTCTTCTTCCTCTTCGGATACCTCTGGTGCCTTTTCTGGCTCTTTGGCTTTGGGCTCCTCAGTCTTTTCTGTCTTTTCGGGCTCTTTTGCCTTCTTAGGTTCTTTTGCTACTGGAGTATCTGGTTTAATGTCTTCATCATCATCGTCAGAAGACTCCGCTGGCTTCAAATTCCCGCCAGCAGGCTTTACCTCTTGAAACTCGTCCCAATCAAAATCTGCAATATTGAAATCGGCCATGTTAAACTATTAAAGTGAATTTTAATGAAAAAAGTTTACTGCAAATAAAATTTTGTATTATGAAGGTTTTGACACTTTTTTATCTAAACTCTTAATTTTTTCGTCTGCAACCTTTTCTGCTAGTTGTAGTTTTCTTTGTTCCACTAATAATTTTGCATACTCTACCACATCTGGAACATTGTTCGAGTTTAGGTCTTTATCTTCAGAAAAGCCCATAGCCAGGATAGCTTGCTTAGCTAATTCTCTGTCCTTCTTAAGTTCTTCCTCTAGTCTGATTTTCTCTAACTCCATTGCGTGTAGCCTTTCATTAAGCTCCTGCTCCATAGTTAGTTTTTGAATATCAAACTTATTTTGCGCCTCCTGCTCTGCTTTCTTTTCCTCTTTCAGACGTTCCTCCGACTCTTCCAAAAGTTCCACTGCTTCTTGAGTGCTATCTAGCTCTAAAACCTTGATCCCAACTGAAGGAGTTATTAGTTGATTTTGAATACCAGCCTGAGCAAGTAAACTTATCATCTGCCTGGATTCAGAAGTTTTTGTTGCATCTTCTACATACAGGCCATAGGAAGACATGTCTAACGTACCTTTATCCAGCTTTATCATAGCCAAGGTCATGTCATCCATAATGTAAGATAGATAGTCCTTTTCCGAAGTTACATAGATGCTCTTTGCCAGGTTAACTAAAGCCTCTAACACATTCCTCTTCACCCTATCATGAGTCCTGAAAAATGGCTCTAATATGTTGGATGATAACGTTATAGCATTATTAACGTTTGAAACAGCTTCCCTTTCCTGGATTAAGCCCTTGAGTTGTGGCGTTATTCCAATTACTTCACCTGCTTTTACCTCTAGGCTATCTATAACTCGTTGAAGGTACTCAACGCCAGTCTTATCTGATAGGTCAACTTCTTTTATTAATGTAGTAATGTCACCCATATCTCTATTGCCCTCCTGTGTAGGGTCTAGGTA